TCTTTAAGGCGTTCTTGAGTTTCACGAAGACTCATTTCAGCAGATTCGTCATCAGCGTGGTTCACTGTGAATTCTTCGGCAAATGCTTCAAATACACGGCGACCAAAATCATTCTGACGTTGTGCGTCTAGGTCTTCTTTAAGTTCTTCAATTTCAGCAGCAAGGCGCATTTCTAAGAATGAATCAACCTTTTCTACTAATTCCATTAAATCGCCTTTAAGCTCGTCTGACATAGCAGCCTTTGCTTCTACCAATTTTTCAGCATATTCTGCTTCCAAATCACGAAAACGTTCAATGTCTTCTTTTAATTCTTCAACTTCTCTTGCAAGAAAGTCGTTTACTTTCGCATCCACAGCTTCCACAAGAGTGTCACGTTCGCCAACCCACTGTTCAGTAAGTTCAGCACGGACATCATCAGCGGCAGATTGTTTAGCGGCTTCGATAGCTTCGTCTAGTTTAGTTTGGAATGCACCTTCAAGTTCTTTCTTGGTATCTTCTGAAAGTACTTCTGCTTCCAATAACTTCTGCGGCAATTCATCCATTGTATTTCTCCTAAAATTTTAAAATTTCAATATGTTCAAACAGTTAAATGTTTTTTGTCTATTAATATTTATCTAATACACATAAAAAAAGGGTTCGTAAACTATTGATAGTTCACAAACCCTTATAGAATGCGCCTTTCGGCGTGTTAATTTATTTATAAAAATTTTACTTTTTTATTTCTTTTTAGCAAAAAGCCCAGTTTCAAGCCATTTCATGATTTCTTCTTTCAAGTATTTCTGTGCTATTGGGTCATGTTGCATTGACTCAGCAAGACTTAAAATGTTGTGACCATTCTTGGCATGTTGCAATCCTTCAACTACTGTAGAAGGGTATGCTTGTTGTGCACTTGGCTGTGCTACAATATCAACTGTAACAAAATTAAAACCAGTTACACCACCATCTTCATTCACCTGTCCAGCACCACGTGATGATACACCAAGTGATACACCAGATTCCGCAAGCGTTTTTGCAATATTACCCATAGGGGTGTTGAGCAGTTTTGCTTTACCAATCGCGTTGTTACCTTCAACCCGAAGGTCTGTAATAACGTGCGAAATACGGTCAAGGTTAATTGATAGTGTTTGCGGATGGTCTAATTCACCAAATATACCGTTCGTTTCCTTGATATGTTGCATGCCTAAATTAACAGCAGCTTGTATCTCGTTCATTGGGTATAGGCGACCATTCCTATTTTTAACGTTGCCTTGCATGAAAATGCCGTTCAACCACATATTCTTGCCATCGGCAGATGATTCTGTGATTAAACCCGCCTGTGATGGCGAAAGCTCTTCAAATAGTAATTGTTCTTGCATAGTAAAATCCTTTTACTTAATCGTAAAGATTATTTGTCGGTAGTACCTAATTCAAATTCACGACCATCGTCGAATTTTGCTGGCTTGGGTGTTTTTTCCAAAGTCTTAGCTGGCTGCTTGCCACCTTTAGAAAATTCGGTCTTGTCAAGGTCAGTGTTATTGTCCTTGGTATCAGAACCAATTTTCTTCATGGTTTTCTTACCACCATTTTTGAACTTAATCTTACCATTAATTGCGTCAGACATAACTGAACCAGAACGCGCGAATTGTGCAGAACGGTCTTGCTCTTCTACTTTTTCATCTTCGTCGTCATCGTCATCTTTCTTGTCTTTCTTCTTATCAGACTTCTTGTCGTCGTCTTTGTCGTCGGAATCTTTATCATCCTTGTCATCGTCGTCGTCATCACAATCTTCGCCTTCGCCGATAATCAGTTCACGCATTTTAGCCTGAAGATAATCGTGTAGATTTTCATCAGCTGCTTCTGTATCATCAGTAATTAATGATTCAAGCATCTTATGAATAGAATCTATCTTAGATTTAGATTTTTGTCCTTTGTTTACTTTACGAACTACTTTGTCGTAATCTTTTGAACCCCTAGCCATTTTAAACCTCTTTAAATTTAGTCGTTAGTGTTTTGTTCATCATGTTCAGATTCGCCTTCAACTTCACCATGTAGTACTTCCTGCATCTTTCCTTGCAGGTAATCATGGAAGTTTATTTCCGCCTGTTCATGTTTATCATCCATTATGTTGTCAAGCATCTTATCGAGCTGTTCATTGTCAGACATAATTGTTCTCCTCTTATTTATATGATTTTATATTATTTATAGACTTTTTACGTAGTTGTGCCAGTCGGTGGTGGTGTTGCCCCGCCTTCAGCGCCTTCTGGAGCAGGTTCAGCACCCATTCCTAATTCGGCGCCACCAAAGCCACCGCCCATTCCGCCGCCGCCTGCGCCGCCCATTCCCATCTCTTCTGGTGCACCATAAATTAATTTAAGGTCAGCAGGGTCTTTGGAATCTGGGTCTAAGCCAAGCTCTTCGCGTTTAAGTCTTTCGTTCGTAATAATTTCTTCTTCTGTCATCTGCAAGTAACGTTTCATAGTGAATCGTGGCGAGAAGTATGGGATGCCATCAGCTGTAGTGTATGCACTTAATAACTGACTATCCAATTCTAATTGACGGTACTTACCGAAGTTAGAAGGTTCAGGTAACAATATACGATACATTGATTCGTCGATACGAATATTTGCCGAACGTAAGAAGTCTTTAAATTCAGCATCAATAACACGTTCCATGTAAGCCTGTAAACGCTCTATATATAATGAGAAGCGAAGTTCCTGAATGTATGCGATACCAACTTTACCATCATTCCATACAGAACCGCCGTCAGCAGACTCTTGCATATAAGATACAGGAATCTTCAAACCCCGCCAGATTTTATGCTGGAAGTATTCAAGGTCTGATAATTCACCAAGACCTTGACCACCGGGTAATGTTTCAACACGCGAACCACGACCATCGGGGCGTGATGCAAAATAGAAGTCTTCTGACATTGAATGTGGATTATATGTAGAATCAACTTGCTGTTGACCACCATTTAGTGTAGGTATCTTCTTCTGCTTAATTTCATTCTTAATATTTTCAAGATACTGTTTGGTACGGGCAGGGTGCATCTTACCAACGTCAATGTAGAATACACGACGTTCAGGGGCACGCTGGATTCTATAAATCAATACAGCATCTTCTAATAATTCTTTTTGTTTGTGTGAACGATAAATTGCACGCAACACAGATTCACCAAAAGGTTGGGTGTCTGACATATCATCACTTATTGAAAAACGGATGATTTCGCGGGCAGGCACAATTTCAGATTCTTGTTGTGTATCTTGCTTGGCACCCAATGGCATAGAATAACCACCAGACTTTGGCTTTTGGATATCGTTCTTGATTTGCCATGCTACAACTTTAGTAACATCGTGTTCGGATACAACAGCGGCGATAACATTCTTAGGATGAATGAACTGCCATTTGTCACCCATCTTCGTACCTTTACGGAAGAATACGTCACCATACTTAACCATTAAGCGGGCTGTACTATATAAGCGGCTTGGGAAATCATGCATCTGACCCCAACGACGTAGTGCTGCTTTTAGGGTTAAAACTGCGGTTGATTCTACATTATCTTCGTCTTCTGTAAGGATATCTAATTTGAGGGGTTCTTTTGTTTTAGGGTTATTGCCTGTCATTTCTTCGGCAATTGTATCTAATGCGCGCGACACTTCAATGTCGTTATCCATTAAGTCGTATTCGCGGTAGCGTGTCATCCTCGAAGCGGAACCCTGAATTAATCGTTGATACCATGTGTAGTTATTGTACGCACCAACATCACCCATCTCCTGCGAGTCGGTCATCTTCGTTGCCGAAGTCTGCGGTGTTACAATTTTAAACGTACTGGTCCACTTACCTGCTGCCATACTTTTTTCCTATTTTACAATAATTTGAATGTATTTATGACTGAAAAAATCAAGAGGTCCTACCGTCGCGAATATTACCGAATCTGAGTGTTTCGTTCATTACCTTACCTACAGCGTCAAGTGACTTGGCTTGTTCGCTATTAGCATCAGTAGTAGTTAATAAGTATTCTTGAATTGACTTCAATGTCGCGTTCAATTCCATCAATATAGTATCCTGCGTCATCCCAGCATTTTTGACTGGTGAAGGTTCCATTTCTGCTTCCAATGGTTGTGGACCTGCGTTGGCTGCTAAGTCGCGCGCTACTATGGCGCCAGACATTCCTACGGATGCCGCTGTTCCTACACCGGGAATTAATCCAAGCGCACCAGATGCCAATTCCATACCAGCGCCCAAGTAATCGCCTTCGGCTAATCGTGAACCCATGAAGCCAAGCGCCGCTATCAAACCTATACCGGGTATTGCTTTCAATGCTGTCTTTGCGGCGCCTTTACCCAAACCTACAGCAGCTTTCCCAGCCATACCTGCAGCAGCAGTAGCACCTTTAACACCAGCGCCCGCACCCGTCATAGCGGCACCGCCCATACCTGCCATCTTACCTGCGGCACCTTTTACGCCTGCACCGATACCAGAGATTATTCCACCACCTCCGCCAGCCATGCCCGCCATTTTAGAAGCGCCT